CTATATTATTTTTTTCTATTTTTTTATTCATTAAAATATTATTGAACCTAATATAAAACCTACTACAAAAGAAATCCATTCTCGTCTGTAGTGTAGCTCTAAAGCTTTCCATTCGTTCTTTGTCTTACCTAGTATTATCATTGTTCCTCACTTTCTGTTTTATTCTATCACTTACGTCTTTGAAATCCATCCATAAATAGAATTTACATTGGTATTTTTTTTCCAGTATCTCTGTAATTGATTTGTAGTCTTTAGCTTTCATTATTTACCCCCTAATATGTCTTGTAATTCAAAATCCTGGTCTAGCTGGTCCATGATTTCTTTTCTTAATTGATTTTGAAATTGTAAGTCTTTAGTCAAATAAGGACCATCTTGACTTGCAACTTGTAAAACAAACTCAATCGCTTTTGAGATTTGTTCTTTTGTGTATGTGTTTTTCATTGGTTTTTTTTTTCCTTTCTATTTATTGTTTTATTTCTTTTTCTCTTCCTATATTTTTAGCTATATCTTTGAACCATTGCTTGTCTTCTTCGTGCATATCTTTGTATTCATCAAGCAAATCTTCAAAGCTGCCTTCTATACCTTCATATGGCGAAGTATAGAAACTGTAGAGCGCTTCGCCATCACTCATTGCAACTTGATATTCATTGTTAGTTAAGAAGACGTAACCGCTATTCATATTGAAAGCTAATCTTACCCCATCATTTTCAAAATCTTGAGGCAATCCGTTCTTCTTCCATGCTGCAAATATTTCTTTCGCTTCGTCTTGTTCTCTGTATCCGAAGTCCGCAAGGTTTTCTGTATATCCGTTCATTGTTTTATCCTTTCTTTTATAGTTTAATTGTTATTGAACTTATTTTACCATCTTTATTATAGTTTGCTTTTACTTCATAACTACCATCACCGTATAAAGTAGGTACAACTACACCTTTTTCTATGTATCTCGGATACATTAATGCAGGATTTGATGGGTCAATAGGCGGTAAACTGACACCTAATTGTTTCGGATGTTTACCATCCTCATCAAATATACAACTTACATCCTCGTCTTTGATAGGGTGAGGGTCTTTAAATTTAACCTGACAAGGGTCTGTGATTAGTAATGACCCGCTGTCTACTCCTATGCTTCCTATTATTTTTTTCATTTGTTTTTTCCTTTCTTTGTTTAGTTATACTCTATGTATAGATTTATAAAAGTCAAACATAAAGTTTATTGGTTTTTTTTTAGACACCTGTTAATCTTTTTAATACAGGGTCTGTTACTACAATCATGTTCATAGCATGGTCGATAAACTGATATAAGTTTGTATTATAAAAAGGTGTAATATTTTTTTCAAATTTTAAATCTCCTTTCCATAAGTTTACTTTTACATCCTCAATATCTTTCATAACCTCATTAATATTACGTCTTTGTTTTTCTTTTTTTGTCATAAATGGTTCTAAATAGTGAAAATCTATTTCTAATTTGTAACCATTATTGTACGAGTTAAGAACTCTTCGAGCATAAAAATAAGTACTTTTGCTATCTTTATGTTCAAATTTAAGTTTGCCGTTTCGAAAAGTCTTGATCGCATAGATTTGAGATATTTCATCTACGTTAATTTGTTCACACTCATCAACTAGAGCATTTAACTCGTATGGCATTACGCATTCTTTTGTCATTATTTGTTTCCTTTCTGTTTGTAGGGGGTTTTTACACCCCCCTATTTATTTTATTATTTAATTTCACCACCTAAACAAGCTGATGAAAATTTTTCTTTGTCAAAGTTTACATTAACGTCTTGAAAGTAGTTTGAAAGTTTGTCAATCAAATCTATTTTTTGACTTAATGGATTACTAAAATTAGATGCTTTATTATTTGCAATAATTTCAGCTATTTTTATAAAGTGTTTTTTTGTCATTATTTTAACCCCTTTCTTTTAAGTATATAGTTTTCTATTTCTTTAGAAATTATTAGGTAACCGAATTTGTCCTTAGGAGAGTTTTTAAACTTCACATGAACATCATCCATTATCTTAGCATGGTCTGACACAGCTTTATCAAACTCCTCTTGACTATCAAAACCCACAAC